TTCGCCTCGCGCGCTCCCCCGCCTTGCGCTGCCGGTCGAGTTCCCGCTTCTCTTTGACTTCAGAGGCTTTCGGGTTGTGTTTGTGGAAGTCGTGAATCTGATAGCCGCCCTTGACCTTTCGCCACAGTCGAATCGTCCGGTTTGCCAACACTTTTGCGATCGATCCGCTCTTTGGAATGGCACCACAAGCGATCACAAAACTCTCCGGGACGAACCCATCGGTGAGATTTTGACGGGCATAGGCGAGCCCCACCAGGTACAGATGGAGCGCCCGCGAGGCACCCCCAGCGCCCAGCAGTTCGCCGGCTTTCAGGATCTTGGGATGGGTCGGGAGGCGGTCGTCGAGATAGAGCATCAAGCCTCCACGTGCACCAGCACGCGATATTCCCAGAGCCCCGACGCCCGGTCGCCACGGCTGCGGCGCTCGACGGTATGGAGGCCGAATCGTTCCTTGCGCAAGTGTCGGAGCTGCGCCGAGATGCTCGCCGGCGGATCGCCGGTGCGGTCGGCGATTTCCTGCAGCGTGCGCCACTGCCCGTCGCGCATCAGATCCCAGACGCGCAGAATCTGCCCCGTGAGGCGCGCGTGGTCGTGCGCCGGCTCGTAGGCCGGGCCGTTGAAATGCGGCGCAGGGCGCCGAACGGTCGTCTCCACGGTCGCCTTGCCACCGCTGGTCCCGACCACGTCGAGGCGAGTCTCGAGCGCAGCCTCGATGCGGCCCTGGCGCCCGTCGCAATACTTGAAGTGCTCCGGCGTCAACGCATCGCCGCCGCAGAAAAGGCAGCGGTTCATGCCTGACCTCGCCACAGCCGACCGAAACCCCACCAGCGACAAGCCTTGCCTGACCTGAACCAGCCTCGCCCCGCCGCACCTTGCCGAAACCCAACCTTGCCGAGCCCGACCAATCCGCGCCGCGCCAGAGCTATCCAATGCCGGACCATCGCCCACCTAACCTCGCCACGGAATACCCGACACAACCATGTCGTTCCACGCCCGACCTTGCCAAACCGGAACACGCCTAACCCGCCCGTGCCTGACCCCGCCCAACATTGGCGCACCGTGCCACGACAAACCGCGGACTACTCGAACAGGCCGACCTCGAACCGATGAATCGCGAACCGTCCATAGGTCGGCCGGAAATCCGCCAGGCCGATCAGACGCCCCGCGTTGCCGATGACTTCCTGCAGCGCATCCGGCGGGATGTACTCCGGCAGATTGACCATCAGCTCAACGCACACCGTCCAGCCCTTGAGCAGCGCCGGCCGTACGCGCGTGATGCCGTTGCGCTGAATCATCACGCGGCGCCGGTCCTCGTAATCCCACTTCGCCACGCCAAGCGACGCGAGCGGCGTCAGGCAGACGACGCCGGCCTTGTACAAGTCCATCGCGCTCTTGCGCGGCGAGCGCGGGTCCTGTCGAAACTTCGCCGCGTGGATGATCGACTGCCGCAGGTACTCGCCTGGCAACGCAAGTTCCCCGTTATCCGTTCGATAGACATAGCTCTCGAGGTCGTCCGATTTCTTCGCCTTCGATCCCTTCGCCGCCCGCGCCTTGGTCTCGACGCCTTCGACGTTCCACCGGTGAAAGAGCAGATCAGCCACGCCAGTGATATCGATGCTCGCCATGTACGGGACTGCGTACTCAATCGTCACCTTGCCGCCGTTCGTCGCTTCTGGCCCGATTGCCGACAGTGCTACGCTTGTCATCTATTCATCTCCTACCGGGCCGCGCGCCTTAGAACCGCGGCCCTATTTACCGAACCAAACCGCTCCCTACCTGTTCCGCGCCGGAGCTAGCCTGACCGCTACCCAACCAGGCCATACCTGCGCCACGCCACGCCGAGCCCGAACCATGCATGCCTCACCCGACCGAGCCGCTGCCCTACCTCGGCGGCGGAATCTCGACCTTCCACGTCGCGCGCCCCTGCTCGATGGCCCAGTCGATCAGGTTCGACATGTCCTCGACGGTCAGCCACGAGAGCGACGGCTTGAACGGCACCGGCTGATCGAAGGCGCCGCGCTCGAGCCCGAAATGGGCGGCCAAGAGATCGCGACTCATCTGCCGCGGCGTCGTGCGAAACCGCTTCGCCAGTAGCGGCACAATCACGCCATGCCAATAGCGCCGCTGTTGCACGCGCGGCGGCTCGTGCGTGTCGGCGGCGATCGTGATGTCGACGCAGAGCCCCTCCGGCAGCTCGTCGAGCGCGAGCTGGTAGGCGTCGCGGTCGAGCACCTGGATGCGGCCCCGCGTCACCACGCCGCCGACCGTGAAGGCGTCGAGCACCATCACGCCGCCACCATCCAGGCCGCGCCGCGTTTGATCGCGCTGACCAATGCGCGACTTACGCCATATTGGGCGGCAATCACGCAGTGTCGCCCACTCTGGCGCCTGATGGCATGCGCCTGTTCTGGTGTGAGCTTGCCTTCCCCGTGGCGCCCCTTCCGCACCATGTCCTGTGAGTTGTCCGCGAACGTGCCGACGAACAAGTGCCCGGGATTCACACATCGCGGATTGTCGCAGTGATGCAGCACGCACAGGCCGTGGGGAATCGGCCCATTCGTCAGCAGCCAGGCCACCCGATGCGCGCGGTCAAGATGCCCGTTGTAGTAGAAGGCACCGTATCCGGATCGTTGGGCCGCGCCGGTCCACAGCCAACAACCATCACCGCGCACCACCTTCGGCCAGAATCTCTCCGCGGCCGCGGAGAGCGGCCGCGCCCGCGCCGCACAGCTCACCGAGCACCACCGCTGCCTGTGGTGTCTCGCATGGCACACCGTGAAAGTTCCGCCGCAGCGGGCGCAGGTCCGCACGTCAGGCTGCATGGCGCAATGTTCCCCGCAGCTTGTTCACCTCGTCGAGTTCGCGGTCGACTTCGTCGAGAAAGAGCCGCGCCGCGAGTTCGTAGGCCGCGACATCGACGGCGGTCCGCATCACGCGGCGGATGAACAGGTCGAGCCCCGGGCCCAGGCGGTCGTCGTAGCTGACGAAATCACAGAACCCCGCGCCCGTCATCCACAGGTTGTGGGTCACCTGGGGCACGTAGTCGAGCGGGAGGCGGCCGGCGCGGATGTAGCCGAGATGGGTCGCCGCCTTCGGGCACTTGATTTCGACCATCCCGCCGCGGACCAGGCCATCAGGCGAACAGCCGGCCGCGAGCTCGTCGTGCGCCACGAACCCGATCGGCTTGACGATCGATCCCGTCGCGGCCTCATACGCCGCGCGCGCGGCCGGCTCGAGGTCGATCCCGCGCGCCATTTCCTTCGAGACGTAGTCGCCCTCGCTCGACGCGCTCGTGAGACGCTCACACACGAGGCGCAGGCGCAGATCGCGGCGCGCGGCGGCTTCGGCGCCTTTCGTCTTGACGGTCGCCAGCATGTCGGCGGCGCTCGAGCCGGTCAGCTTCCCGAGCCGCAGCGCGTGCCACTCGGGCGACCGCTGGTCGCAGCCGTGCACGATCACGGCTCGCGCTCCTGGACGCAGATTTCGGGAATCCAGCATTCGTTGACGCCGACGACGTTGGCATCGGCGACGATGTCCTGGGCGACCTCGAACGAATAGCGCACGTCCTGGCGCACGTCCTGGGTATAGCCGCGGCGGTTCGGGCCCCACCACGCGCCGTGTTCGATCGACCAGATCAGATAGGTCACGCCTCGCCCCCGCCGCGCAGCGCGCGCGCTTTGATGGCGTCCCACTCGCCCGGCGTCACCGTCGCGAGGTAGCGGCGGAAGGCCTCTGGCGCCTGCGTAAACGTGTCCTCGAGCACGTCGATCCCCTGGTTGACCACGGACAGCAGGTCGTCGAACCACGCGGCGTAGCCCTCCGGCGGCGCCGGCGGCGGCGTCGCCTCGACGGTCTGCACATCGATCGCGCGCTGCCCGTCCATTTCCTCGGCGGTCTGTTCGCCGCCGATTTCATCCGGGAAGGCTTCGCGCAGGCCGGCGGCCTCGGTGCATTTCGACAGCATCTGCACGGGGGCCTTCGCCCACCGGCTGTTCGCCTTTTTGTCTTTGGTGACGGCGACGACTTCGCGGAACAGCACCCGGACCGGATACTCGGCGCGCATGCCCGGCCCCGGCGTGGCGACGAACCGATAGAACGTCATCGCGCACCAGGCCGGCGCCGTCACGCCCGCGACGGTCTCGAGCGGCCCGTAGTCCGGCGCGCTGTGCCCGAGATACAGCCCGCTGCGCTGGGCGGTCGTGCGCAGCTCGTAGATGCCCGGCAGGACGACATCGCGCCACTGGTAGGCGCCCGTCTTCGGGTCTTTCACTTCCATTGGCACGATGTGACAGGGGCGCTTGAGCGGATCGAGCTTCCGCGCCGCGCAATAGTCGATCACCATCAGCACCGACTCGGCTTTCGCGCCGGGATAGAGCGAGGTCATCAGCGTCCGCCATTGCGCTTCGGAGATGCCGCGGCGGGCGACGGGTTCCGGCAGGGTCTTGACGGTCTCGAGCGCGCTGGTCGTCATGGTTCCTCCACGGTGTCGACGGCGATCATTCGCTCCACCAGATCAAGCGCTGACGACTGGAGCGCTGTGACCGTAGGGAGCAGCGCGGCCCTGGCGGCGGCCCAGGCGGCGGCCCAGGCGGCGTCCCAGGAGGCGTCCCAGGCGGCGTCCCTGGCGGCGGCCCTGGCGGCGGCCCAGGCGGCGGCCCAGGCGGCGGCCCTGGCGGCGTCCCAGGTGGCGTCCCTGGCGGCGGCCCTGGCGGCGGCCCTGGCGGCGGCCCAGGCGGCGGCCCAGGCGGCGGCCCTGGCGGCGTCCCAGGTGGCGTCCCAGGCGGCGTCCCTGGCGGCGGCCCTGGCGGCGGCCCAGGCGGCGGCCCAGGCGGCGGCCCAGGCGGCGGCCCTGGCGGCGTCCCAGGTGGCGTCCCTGGCGGCGGCCCTGGCGGCGGCCCTGGCGGCGGCCCAGGCGGCGGCCCAGG